AGTTTGCCGTAGAGACAAACGAGGAGCCGTCTATCGAGAAGAAAGCACCGCAGAAAAGCGAAAAAGAGGAAAACCCAGACGTTCTCGATGATGATGGAGCTGAAAAGAAAACAGATACAAAGAAATCTTTTGCACCGCCAGAACAGAATACAGACGATGATATTTACAAAGGACTGCATCCTCTTGTAAGAGAAAAACTGGAAGCTCTCGAGAAAAGAGCGGAGGAAACGGAAGACAGAGAACTTTATGCAGTTGCTAAGAAGTACGAAATTCTTGGAGAGAAGCCAGAAGAACTGGCTAAGACCTTGAAAACGCTGAAAAGTGCAGGTGGAACTGCCTACAATGATATGATCGGCGTTCTCGACAGAAATGTGGCAATGGTCAACAACTCTGGCGTATTTGGAGAAATCGGAAAATCATTCTCTGGCGGAACTGCAGCAGTCAAGAAGTCTGCAGCAGAAGGAAAAATCGATAAGATTGCAAAGGGATTGATTGAAAAAGATCCTTCCATGCCATATAACATGGCACTGGCAAAAGCCTGGGAAGCACATCCGGAGCTTGTAGCTGAGTATGAAAACGAAGCCGGATACTAAGAAGGAGGCGAATGGTAATGGGTAAAAATTTTAATGGAACACAGATCAACCAGTCACCAACTATTTCCGAAAAGGCAGGAGCAGATGTTGCTGACATCCGTAACCTTATTCTGAAATACGATACTGATGGTAATGTGGTTGTCGCTGCCGATGGCACAGCACCTCTGCTTGGCGTTTCTATTATCGAAGGTGGATATAATGACATTTCCGGTGTAGAAGCTGGAAATGTTAAGAAGGGTGAAGACGTTGATATCCTGATTAAGGACATCGGATTCGTCATTGCTTCCGCTGAGATCAAGAAAGGGCAGGAGGTTACTGCGACCACCGGAGGAAAAGCGGCAGTTGCGGCAGCTGGTGATTACGTGATCGGGGTAGCTCTTAACAATGTATCTGCCGGCGGCTACAGCAGACTGCAGCTTTCTAAATACCAGAAGGCAAAAGCATAATCTTGATAAAGGAGGATAATATTGATGAGAAACACAGCAGCAGGAATCCAGTTTGAAATCGCAAAAGGCGTATTCAGACCTCACACAGCACTTACAAACATGGCTCTGGCATATTACCAGAATGCAGCTAACTACTTCGCAAAGGCTCTTTTCCCAACCTGTCCGGTAAGTCTTTCTTCTGACAACTACTATGAGTTCAGCAAGGAAGATCTTCTGAGAGATAACTGGAGCAGAAAACCTGCTTATGGAAAAGTTGATCCTACAGTAGTAGGCGAGAGCATGAAACCTTATGTATGCCAGGTAGACCAGATGATCATGGGAATTGATCAGATTCGCCAGACCGATCTCAGCAGAAGACAGGGACCAACCACAATGCAGCCGAAACAGCAGAGAGTAAAAACCATTGCAGAACAGGCGAATATCCATCAGGATCGTCTGTTTGCGGAAAGCTACTTCAAAGCCGGCGCATGGAAGAATGAACTTGAAGGAGTAGACAATACCTCTCCGAGCACAAACCAGTTCATTAAATTCAGCAATGCAAACTCTGATCCTATTGCATTTATCGATAGCGAGAAGACAAGCATGAATCAGCAGACAGGACGCATGCCGAACCGCCTTGGTCTTGGTATTAATGTATTTAATGCTCTGAAAGTACATCCGGGCATCCTCGAAAGGGTTAAATACGGTGGAAGCACCGCAAATCCGGCATCTGTAACAGAGAATGTGCTTGCGCAGTTGTTTGGAGTAGAAAAGATCGTGGTGCTTAAATCCATTATGAACAATGCCGGCATGGGAGAAGATGAAAACATGCAGTACATCGGAGATCCGGATGCATTCCTTCTTGCCTATGCCACAAACGCACCGAGCATTGATGAACCGTCTGCCGGCTACATCTTTACATGGGATATGCTTGGAAACGGACAGATGCTTCCGATTCTGAACTATCTTGGCGAGAATGGAACACATACAGAATACGTGGAAGGACTTATGGCAACAGATATGCATAAGACATCCGATGATCTGGCGAGATTCTACAAATCTGCAGTCTAAGGAGGTGCCATATGAAGCTTGTTGCAAATAAACCATGCACTCTGAGCGGAAAACGATACTTCATCGGAGAGGAAATCCCGGCCGAAGCAGTCACTGATCCGGTAGCTCTTGAAAAAATGGGAGTGCTGACTGTGATTCGTGACGGTATTCCGGTTGAAACACTTGAGGAATGCGTGGCATCAGTCGGAGAAGTATTCTTCAAAATCGAAATCGTAAAAGGAGATAAGGGCTTCGATTTGGACGTTACAGAGCCTCAGCTTCAGGAAGCAGTAAAAACTATGCAGATGAACCAGAAGGATGCTGTAGCTCATATTAGAGACACTGTAGAGGATAATACAGTGCTTATCTTTCTGAATGCAGTAGATTCGAGAACTGCTGTAAAGAAAGAAGCTGAAACTAAGGCGAAGAGCCTTGGGGAACTGGAGGAAAGCGCAGGTGATGCCTGATGCCTGGAACATATCAGTACGAACCGGGGAATATTGCTGAATACGGAAAAGACCGTATGCGTTTTGAACTCGGAGATGTAATGGTCGAGGGAAAAGAAAAGACTTGTGCGCTCTGCGATGAGGAATACAATGCGGTGATTCCGGAAAAGGTTCCGACGGCGAGACAATGGAAAAAAGCAAAACTTCGTTGCCTTGAAAGCATTATGCGGAAGTTTGCATTTGAACCCGATACAAAGGTTGGCCCACTCTCCTTATCCATGGGGGAGCGGGCCAAACTATGGAAAGAGATGTATGAGGATCTGAAAAAAGACTTGAAAGCCAGTGCAGCTTCGGCCGAAGCAATTCTTCCGTTGGCAGAAAATCCAGAAACAGGGCGGATAACACCGCCTTATTTTTATGCCGGAATGATGTCACATGAGGAAACAGAGGGGGAAGATATATGATGTTCGGAAACATAATGTACCTTCGTCCGGGAAATCTCTGGAAGAGCTTCCGGGTATTGAAGATGCATGTGGACAATGTAGATGGATATGCAAAGAACTCATATGAGGATACGGGAACTATAGTGGATGGAATTCTTGCACAGGCGACTTCGAATGAGAGGGAGCTGACAAAACACCTATGGGACCAGAAACTGCATTCCCTGACGCATACCCTTGTGGTATCTGGAAGATGTGATCTCAAAAAGTCAGATATTCTTGCATATGAGGAAAAAGCATATTTAGTTCTTGCTGTTGATAATGCCGGAGACCTTGGGTTTGCCGGCATTGCCTATCTTGAAGAAAGGAATGATCTGAAATGAGCCCGGAGGCAGCAGCGGCAGCTGTACA